CGAGCCTTCAAGTTGCGAAATTTGAACCTCGACCAGGCCTGCGACATCAGGGCCAGCCGCGGGTCAATGTTCGGGTCACCGGGATTGATACTGAGAGTATACGCGGCAAAATTGGTCGACCCGGCAATTACGCCGGGAATCTGGGTCTTGAAGGGCAACATAAAGTTGCCACCCGTCCGCGGACCCTGCTGATCATGCCGGTCCTGGCCCTGATACGGCCGGTTGAGCGACTGACGCGGGGCCCGCTCAGCCCTCGTCAGGGCGGCTTTCGCCTTGAGATGGGCCGCTTTGTCGCGTTTGGACTGAGCCTTTCGGTCAGCCTCAGAGATTTTGGGAGTCGACATACCGCACAGCACTTTTCCAGCTGCGATTGGTATGACAGAATGAACTCAAATGAGGATTCTGTATGGGATACCGGGAATCAACCGGGACTGTACATCTGTGGGAACCGCCACGCGGCTGGCCGTGCAGTCTCTAGACATTCCGTCAAAGACTTAGTACGCTCAAGGCGTTTTGGCACATTTTATCCCACAGACCCCATGACTAGCATCGGGGGGATCGTCAATCCCCGGCTTCCGCCTGCTGCCGTCTGAGCGCTCAAAGCGCTCCACCCACGGGCAGCATGAGCCGGCCTGAGGCCGCCCACGCCGCCGACACGTCGGTCTGTCCCAGACCGGCGAGCTCAACGCGACGATCTGACCAAGTGGTCATGGTCGGGGCAGTGACCCGCTTGCCCCGTGTTTCCCGCATGAACGTGGCGACCGTCGTTGGGCGCGAACAAGCCCGCACATCTGCCTCCGTCAACGAGCACAACAAGGAGATGGGCTTTTCGACCTGCCACAACTTGTGTGTGCAGCATTGGCACGAGCTCTCCCAAGTCATGCCATACGAGACAAACCGGTCGCCCCACGCGTTCGGTTCCCCCGACTCATCAACGCGCCGGACGTCCTCGTGCCAGCGCCAGCCACCACTGTTGGGGCACTCGCGACAACCAGGATAGGGACGCGAGCGTCCCTCCACTACGACGCGTCGCTTGGACCGCAGTACGTCGCAATTACAGCGTGTCACCAGCTCGAAACCCAAATCGAGCTCCTGCAACAGCCGGAACCCGTGGCGGCGTTCGAAGACCCGTAGCTCGTGCTCGAGAGACGACGTATCCCAGGGATCGACAGGCAACGACCATGGTGGCTCCGGAACCGGCGCATCAGCCGGGGCCAACGGCCAAGTCGGCCCGAACGCGAAGTCAGAGCACGGGTTGGCGTTCAAGAGCCTCTCGGCTATCGCCAGCTGATCACGTGTGGCGGTCCAACCCCAGCCGTCCGGAGCAACTTGTCCCATCCCGTTGAGTGCAACTGGGAGGAAGAGATTGCGTCCAGCACACTCAGCCTTCAGAGTCGAACCCCAAAGACGCAGGAAGCAGGAAATCGACCGCTCGAGGGCCTGCGACGGGACCGACTCAAAAAGGGCCGTAACGACCAGGCTCGGCCGGAACACGTCGCCCTTGAGCTTCTTGACCCCAAACATGAGACCTGAACGCAGCACCTGGACGCGCTTCCATACCTCGATCCCGCCGGCAGTCGACGGTCCCACACGCACATAGTCCTGCGAATTAATGCAAGCATAATTCGCAGTCTCATGCGACTTCCCGGGCGACCGCTGAAGCCCAATCGGCGTAGCAATCGCCCAAAAGGCCACCTCGAGCTCGGCCGTCG